ATTGGAGATAGATATAAACATTTATATCAATAATTTATGGCTAATCGTTCGAATATTATGGGTCTTCATGGTCTCAAAAACAAGACTTCGAAGAACTCTTTTGACCTTTCGCATAGAAATCTTTTTACCGCTAAAGTCGGTGAATTGATTCCTTGTTCTGTGTTTGAGCTCAATCCAGGAGATACTATTAATTTGGATACCTCCTACTTTACCCGTACTGCTCCTTTGGACTCGGCTGCGTATACCCGTCTCCGTGAAAATGTACAGTTCTTTTTTGTGCCTTACTCTCAGCTCTGGAAGTATTTCGATTCTCAGGTTATGAACATGACTTCAACTTCTACTGGTGCTAATGTATCACGAGTTGCTACAGGTCTTACTTCTAATAGTTCTGTAACTACTCAGATGCCTTTTGTTCAGTATAAGGCTCTCCATGAGGAATTGACTAATCAAGCTAATTCTGGTATTGATTCTTTAACTTCTTCTGGTTTTGTGAATGGTTCTTTATTAAATAATGGTGAGTATCGTTGGGCTTGTTCTGCTAAGTTGTTGCAAATGCTTGGCTATGGAAATTTCCCTGAACAGAATTTTGATGTTTCTTCTGGTCAATCTCATTATGAGTTAGATACATTTGGTGCTTCCGGTTCTGCTGATAAAAATCTTAATTTGAATTTATCTATTTTCAGATTGCTTGCTTACCATAAGGTTTGCAATGACCATTACACTTACCGTCAATGGCAGCCTTATAATGCTTATCTTTGTAATGTTGATTATCTCGTTCCTGGTAAGTCTGAATCTTTAGATGTCTCGTCTTTGCTTCCTTGGAAGAATAATCTTTCAGGTAAGGATAACCTTACTCTTTTGGATATGCGTTTCAGCAACTTACCTCTTGATTATTTTAATGGTGTACTCCCTACTCCTCAGTTTGGTAGTGAGTCTGTTGTTAATTTGAATTTAGGTAATGCTTCTGGAACTGCTTCTATTAGTGGTTATACCGGTACTGATATGGGTAAATGGTCTGGTCAAAATGCAACTTCTTCTAATTCTTTGGTGGTTGGTACTCCTAATACTCATGTTGATGTTAGTAATACTCAAGGTACGTCTCCTTTTACTCATTATCATGACTTTTCTGCTACTGCTAACTTTAATTCACCTCTTTCAGGTCAATTAAGTATTGCCGCTTTTCGTCAGGCTACTGCCTTACAGAAATATAAAGAGATTCAGCTTGCTAATGATTCTGATTTTGTTTCTCAGATTGAGGCTCATTTCGGTGTCACTCCTAAGCATTCTGATACTGTTTCCTACTTCCTTGGTGGTGCGTCTTCTATGATTGATATTAATCCTCAGATTAACTCGAACCTTGCTGATTGGTCTCAGTCTAATGCTATTAAGGCTGCTCCTCTTGGTCAGGGTCACGGTAAAATTAAGTTCACAGCTGATACTTATGGAATTGTTCTTGGTATTTATCGCTGCGTTCCTGTTCTTGATTATGCGCATGTTGGTGTAGATAGAACGCTTCTTAAAACAGATGCTTCTGATTTTGTTATTCCTGAGTTGGATTCTATAGGTATGCAACAATCTGTTGTTGGTGAGATTTTTATGCCGTCTTTCCATGATGGTTTTTCTTCTATACTTCAGATTAAACCTTCAACTTCTTATGGTTATGCTCCTCGTTATTCTGAGTATAAAACCAGTTTTGACCGATACAATGGTGAATTTTGTTATAGTTTGCATAATTGGGTAACTGGTCTTAATCTTACTCGCTTGCGTAATTTGATTTTTTCTGGAACTACTCAGGGTACTTTAGTTTACAAGCTTGCTCCTGAATTGTTCAATTGTCGTCCTGATTTAGTAAATTCTATTTTTCTTAATCAGAAAACGCATTTGACTAGCGATGATAACTTATTTGTTGGTTTGGTAAATATGGCTTATGTGATTAGACGTTTGTCTCGTTACGGTCTTCCATATTCCAGTTAAAGTTTACGATTATGAGTTTAAAAAATAACGATTGTGTTGCTTATATCTCTCCTATTTGTGAAGATTTGCAGATAGAAAGTTTTTCTGATTCTGTTTCTGTTCACTCAGATTCATTCATTCTTTCACGTATTAATGAGTTGGTTGGTTCTCGTAACTTGCAAGATGCAATTCTCGCTCGTTTTGAGTCTGTTTCTGATTCTCTGTCTCCTGAGTTTCGTCAGCAGTTAGATTCTCTTTCTGATGATGAACTAGTTCAACAGACAGATTCTCGTTATCAGCAGTTTCTTTCTGACCGTTCTCAGAAGATTAAGCAGCTGATGCTTGACTTTGATGCTGAAAAGCAGAAAGTTGAGGATTCTCTTAAGCAAGAAGAGCTCACCAAGCTTGAAGCTGGTCTTAAAGATTTGGTTAAGCGTTTTAACTCGTATGATGTCTAAAATGTGTCCTAAATGTCTAAAATTTGTCCTAGGGTTATGCACTTCGGTGCATGCCCTATTGGTTTAGATGACTTCACTACTCAGTGGTTGCTTGAATTTCTTATTCTTGCAGCTTGGTCTAGTGATTTTTTTGTTCAATATCAATGTATCGATTATGTTGCAAGCCCTATTGAAAAGTGCCGGAGTTTTCCGACCTCTTGGTCTTAATTTCTCTATTGGCTGTTTTTGTTGTGGTGCTGGTGCTAAGACTAAGGCTACCAATGCCTCTAATGAGCGCATAGCAGATAAGACCAATGAACTTAATTATAAGATGTGGCAAGAGCAAAAGCAGTATGATTACGAGAAGTGGAAAGAAGAGTTAGCTTATAACACTCCTTCTGCTCAGCGTAAGCGTTTCGAAGAAGCTGGCATTAACCCTAATTTGGCTATTGCCCAGATGAACGGTGGTAATGCTGAAAGTGCTGCTACTTCCGGTAATCGTCCTGATGCTATTGCTGCTGAAATGTTAAATCCTGCAGAGGAGGTCTCTCAGTATGCTAATAATCTTCAGAATATTGCTGGTGGTTTTAACAATCTTTCTCGTACCTTCCAGCAAAATCAGTTGGATGCTGCTCAAACTCGTTCTGTCTCTGTTGAAGCTGATATTCAGTCTATCGAGCGCAATTATCGAGCTGCCCAACTCGAGGCTACCATTAACAAGCTTGTTAAAGATGGTCAGTTGTCAGAAGAGCAAGCAAAGAATTTGCGTGTTAATACCTTTATTAACTCTGCTACTGCTGATTCTCAGATTAAGCAAAAGCAGTATGAAGCTGAAAATGCCCAGAAGCAAGGTAAAGTACTTGATTCTGTTGCTGAGCTCAATCTTACTAATAAGGTTCAGTCTCAAGTACAAACTGAGATTATGCGTACTGAACTTAAGTATCTTCCTCGTAAACTTCAGGTTGATATTCAGAAGTCTCTTTCAGAAATTTCTGTTAATGCTGCCAATGCTTTGCTGCTTGGTGAACAGAGAAATCTTGTTCATGAACAAGTTAAAACTCAGGTTGAGGCTACTCTTTCCGCTAAGACTGATAACAAGATTAAGCAAGATACTGTTAAAGCTGTTACCGATAGAATATTCTATGAGGCTGGTGTTGCTGGTGCTCAGTCTGAACGTCTGCAAAAGGAGAATATGCTTGATTTCCATGACCCTATTTATTACAATATGTGGCGTGGTCGTCACGGTGTTACTGGTAAGTAATACAATATATTCTCTTATTTTCCGTTATCTTTATATGGATAGATTATTTGATTTAGTAATTATTGGCATGTTTTTACTGCCGTTCTTTTTGTTTCTAGCCTTGTTGGTTGCTGCCATACGTTGGCTATGGTTTCATGCTAAAGATTAATATTTGCGCGCGTGCGATTTACGTACGTGCGCATTTATTTTATATATGTGCGAGTTTCCGCAGAAGGAAACGACAACCCAGCGCCTAAACTCAATGCGCTAGCCTTCACAATACCTATGAAAAACACTAGCCTTTGTTTCTTTGGGCAATGCCAAAGAAAAGCCTGTCCGGCTTGAGGACAATACCCACAAAACTAGAAAACGTAGTTTTCGCTCCTGTCGGGTACCGACCGCCCGTCCGGCGTTAGGACAGTCCCCATAAACTCAGAGCGCAACATAATAGACGTTGCGACATCAGAAAATTCTGCGTAGGCAAATTTTCCATGTCGTGACGTTTATTATGT